GAAAAGTTAAACGTGACGGGCTGCGTGGTGGTCTGCTGGCCATTGTTGGTTGGCCCGAACAGGTTGCTGTTCAGGTACCAGAAGGTTGAGTTAACCACGTTCGTCACTGTCGCCCCAAGATTGACCTTTAGAACGACCATACGGGCGCTGCCGTTGTTATTAACGCGCAGGCGGAACGACATGTACCCTTCGCCATTCGTGGGGAACGGCAGACCGTAATACTGCGTGCCGTTCGGGGCGTTGGACACGGTGTGTGAGAAGCGAAGCCCACGGCGGTTAATGGTGGCGCCTGCCGCGTTGACGTCCGACATCAGCACCACCTGCGTGGAGAAGCCCGACGTATCGGCAGGAATAACCATTCCCCGCGTAACCAGCGACGCCACGTCAGGCACGTTAAAATTTTCCATCCGGTAGACGCCCACGGTAACTCCTTAGCTCAAAAGTTTAATGCCCATCGCTGCAGCGGTGATCTCGCTCGGCGTCCACTTTAACCCCGTTTTCGGGTTAAGGGATATGTCGAAGGTATAGTTCGTCAGCGCACCGAGCTGCAACGTGGCGGATTTGGCACTCTGGCCGTTAGTGCCCTGATACTGCGTGGCGGCGGTGAGGACGTGAGTGCCGTCAGCCATCGTCATGCCGTATGTTTTCAGTGCGGCCCCGTAAACGGTGGCAGCGTTAGCGGCTACAGCGTCCGGCCCGACATACAGGTCTGTCGCCGCCTGGCCGGTGGTCAGATACCCGGGCGCAGACGCATCGTTGTACTGCTGCAGCACCGCGGCGTTGGCTGCGTACCCGGTAGGGCGATCCCACTGCACGGAGAAGTCTGTCTGAGGCGCTACCTCCAGCACGCGCGCGCCCGGGCCGAGCACTCCGGTATGCACCGAGTCGACGCCCAGCACGTACAGGTTCGAGAAGATCATGTCGTGCGCGCCGTTCCCGTTGTTCGCGTTGTTCCCTGTCCACATGCCCAGGCCGATGCCGTTCTTCGTTTTGAAGGTACCGGTATAGGTGACGTCCAGCACTAGCACACCATTGGCGTACGCGCGCAGTCGCTGCACATCGGTTTCGATGAACAGCTCGTAGTGCGTATCGACATTGGCTTTCAGCTGGTCGGAGGTAGCCGTCTCAGTACCAGTTGCACTGTAAGCAATGCCCGCCGTCGCGCCGTCAGTCGGCAGGTAGAAACGGCAAAGCATCCCTGGAGGTACCGACGTGGAGTTGGCCGGTGCCTGCGTCAGCGCTGTGCCGTCAAACACACAAACAGAAGGGCCAGTAGTCGCGCTCGACACAGATGCGGTCATCTGGCACATGAAGCCGACGACAAACTTATCGTAGGGCGTCGTCTCGATCGCCTGCACTGCCATACTCAGCCACGTATACGCCGTGGCCGAGTTTTTACGGATATTCATTTTGTTGCGGGACGGGAATAGCGTATCCGCCTGAATGATAACCTGGGACACTGCCCCCGCCGCTGACGTGCCGTTGATAATGCTGTACGCCTGCCACCCTGCTTTGTACAGCACGGAAGCCTGCGCCGCCGCTATCGTAACCGGGTTCGGAAAGCTCACGGTCTGACGGGCCAGGGAGGTAAAGCCGTCCACATATTGTACGGACATACAGCCTCCTTAGCGCGTACGGATGCCGAACTGCAGCGCTTCGACGTTGCCCTGGTTCCAGTCGCCGCCGCCCGGTACCTGCTCAAAGGTCGCCTGATAATACTTATAGGCTTCGGTCAGAGAGAGCTGAGTCTCGCTGGTGCTTCCGCCCTCAGGCTGAACGAGCAGGCCGATCTTACGGTCATCCACGTCACCTTTGCGGGCGTACGCGATGATCGAGACGGCGAAGACCTGATTGTTTGTCGGCAGCGCGGTGTTGGAGCGGTACAGGTCAGTCGCGCCTGCGGTATTGGACTGCAGGTATGGCTTATTGGCCGCGTTCGGTTCCAGCTGCGATACGACCCCCCAGTGCGTCGTCGGTGCAGGTGACGCGCCGTTGGCGACAATCTCCCACTCGGTAGTGATATCGGCAGATGGCGCACGCGTCGTGACCTCTACCGGATTCAGGCGCGCGTTGTTACGGCTCCCGGTACCGTCGATAACGTAGAAGTCGTCCAGCAGCTGTACGCCAGCGTCCGGTGCGGTACCGACCTGGCCCCAGACGATTGTGGCGACCGCCGGTGTTGAGACGGAGGTGATGTCCACGGTCAGCTGCAGCTCGTTGTTCGCCCAGATCTTGACGGTCTTAGCGGAGAAGTCGCACTCCACCTCGAAGTAATACCACGCGTTGAGGATAAGCGGGTTAAGACCCAGCTGGCCGTTCACGCTGATCTTACCGGTAGTGGCATCCCAGTCGATGTCGATGACGTTCTCGATACGGCAGATACGCATACGGGAGCCGGACGCATTCATCGCAAAGCCGAAGCACACGTACGTGCCTGTGAACGAGAAGCCCCATGAAAGCGAGGCGTTAGTGGACGAGTTACGCGCCACGGTGAACTGCAGGGCGTGGGCGCCAGTGCGTCGGCCCGGTGCCACAGCAAACGTGGCGTCGCTGGCGTTACGCACGGTATAGCCGTTAGCCGTCAGATAAGGCTCCAGCGTCTGCCCTTTCACACCGTCTGCGGCGTAGTGGTCGAAGCCGTCACAGAATTTAAAAGCCATTGTGTCTCTCCTTAAGGGCGCACTGCGACGCCGAACGGTACGGTGGTAACAGTTTCGTCTGTCCAGGCCACGTTGCCGGGAGCCGTTTCAAACACCGCGTAACTGTATTTTGGGTCAGTAGTGAGGTTCGCGTCCACCACTTCCTTCTGAGGCTGACCCTTCTGGCCGACGACCATGCCCAGCTGTCGGGCGTCGATATCGGACTTCTTGTTCAGGACGGTCAGACCGACTGCGATGATCTGCGCGCCGGACGGCAAGCCCTGATTCGAGAGGAAGGTGTCGGTGGCACCTGACACGTTGGACTGGATGTACTGGTCAGTCACCGGAGGCTGGTTGTTCACCAGATCCCAGTGGACGTTGCCCGTGGATGGCGACCATTCCTTATCGACGTCGCTGGTGGGCAGACGCGTCTGGATGGCAATCGGCCCCACCCGGTCAGTGTATTTCCCGGTGGCGGCATCGACCACCATGATGTCATCCAGCTTCTTATTGTCACTGGCCACCCCTGACCAGGTGGTGACGAACGTGGAGAGGCTAATCGCGGTAGACGGCAGACCGACTTCGATGTCCTTCCCGTTGTTCACGTACACCTGCAGCAGCTGGTTGGCCTTGTCGATGACAATCTCGAAGTAATACCACAAGCCCAGCAGGATGACGGCCGTACCCGTGCCGTTGGCGATCGAGATTTTGCCAGTGCTCTCGTTCCATGCCAGTGTACCGACGTTGGCGATGTTCACGATGGCCGAGCGTTTGGATGCCGCGTTGTACGCGAAGCCGATGACAATCTTCGTCTGCGTGGAGTTGAAGGTACGCTGAATGCTCGCCGCGTCTGTCAGCTGCAGGCAGCGCACGGTTTGCGTCCGGCCCTCTTCCATCGACACGGTACCCGTGACGGTGTAGCCGGAGGCATTCAGGTACGTGGCAAGCGGAGAAGGCGTGCCCGCTCCACTCACGTCACGCAGCTGGTCGAAACCATCCATAAACAGAATCATGTGTTCACCCCAAAATAAGTTTCACGCCAAACTCGGCGCTGGATAGACTCGCTGCATCATAGCCTGACGGGTCAAACGGTGTGTACCGAAATGTCCAGTCACGCGAGATATTTGATTCACGCTTGGCCTGGTCGTCGATATTGAAGTCGAGGCTCATTGGATCCGACGTCGCTTTGCGGAACAGCGTAATGAGCTGCAGATACTTCACCGGATTGCTGTCAGGCAGCGGGCTCGATGACACGAACGAGTTTCGATTCTGGTCAACCGCCGTGTAGATAAACTTGTCCAGCTCGTTAATCGGTGGCGATACCGCCTGCCAGCGCGTGCCGGTACCAGCGTACGACCAGTCGGTGTACTGACCATCGCCAGTCGGGTTGCGCGTCGATACCTGAATCGGCTCGATACGCGGCCCGTCCGTGATGTAGATGTCGTCGAAGATGCGGGTACCGTAATCACCCGGCGATGGCATCATGCCAAACGGGTTGTAGGTCAGGGTCATGGTGCCAGTGATAAAGCTCGGCAGCGCGATCGAGACATCCTGCTTCCCGTTGAGGAATATCGTCGCCGTGTTTGCCGTCTTATCCATCACCAGCTCGATATAGTACCAGCGGTTCAGCAGCGGGTTGACGTACCCGGGAGTGCCCGCGTTCCAGCCAGTGCCGATGTTCAGCAGCCCGGTATTAGGGTCGACCCACAGATACAGGTTATTGCCGCCGAAGCCGATGCCGAACAGCGGGCCACGCGTGGTGTAGTTCACTGCAAAGCCGATAGACAGGAGGTTGCCCGCCATCGTCCAGCTGCGCGTGAAGGAGTTTCGGTAGCAGCTGATAGCCCGACTGTTCCCTTTCCGCCCGCCGACGATGGTGATATCTCCTGCCTGATAACCGGCCATGCGCATCAGCGCCGGCCCTCTGTCACCATTGAATTGTTCGAAGCCGTCAATATGGGTGGCCATGTGATCCTCACACGAAACGGAAGCGAATGACTAAGCCGAAGTTTTTGAACGTATCGACTGCAGTGGCTGGGCCGCGCAGTGTGAACCGATCCCCTTTGGCGAATGCAACGGCGTTACCACCGGACGTGGCAAAGGTCGCGCCGTACGACCCTTCGTTCACAGTGATTGTACCAACGTTTGACCCGTTTCGCTGCACGCGCAGCTGGATGTACGCCGGAGCCGCCTGCAGCATGTCGAGCACGCTGTCAGTCATATTGGCCGGTAAAATCATCGGGTCGAGCACTGGCAGGTGGACAAGCGCTTCATCCGGGTACATCGCGTCAGTCACGGTGATCGAGACGTCGTATGCCGTTGGCTTGACGGTAGGGTCTGGGCCAGGGTTAACCGGGTCTTCCCCGGTTGTCTCGTCTTCCCAGTTGGTACCGTTGAACCAGACGAACTGGTTTGTGGAGACAAGGCGGAAGCGCCAGCCATACTTCGGCTCGTAGAACAGCCATGCTCCTTCCACCAGCACCGTCAGCTGTCCGTCGTGCCCCGCCCATTCTCCTGTCGGGTTGGCGGCGATGATATAGCGGTCGCCCTCCACCGAGTCGGCAGGCGGAGAGCTGAACGTCATCGACAAGATAACGCCGTGAAGCAGCGTATCGAGCAGCACCAGGTCATCGTTGACCGGGCCACCCCAGAAGTCTTCACCGCGTACCCAACCGTAGTTAAGCCCCTGGTTAGGGGCATTCTTCAATGGCATTAATTACCTCCGCTCTGGTCAGGCAGGTTAGCCGCCCATCCGTGATCCCAGTTGTTTGACCATCCAAATACGTTATCCGGGTCAGGCTCTGGCTCCGGTTTCGGGTCAGGAGGATCCGTGTCCGGTACCTCTGGGTCTGGGTTAGGGTCTGGGTTCTCTGGGTCAGGCGTCGGGTCGGTACCGCCACCATCGCCCGGAGTGCCCGGGTCAGGGTTGCTCGGGTTAGGGTCAGGACTGCCCGGATCCGGATAGTTCGGGTCAGGAGGAATAGTGCCACCACCCGGTTTCTGTCCTGGCTCCAGTGGGTATGACGGCAGCACCATAAACATGCCGTAGCCCTGCCAGTTGAAGATATCGTCACGCACTGCGTTCACGGACATCTGTACACCGACAATACCTCCCGCCTGCAGTGTACGTCCAGCGCGTTGGCCCCACGCCAGCAAATCGGCAGCGCGCAGCGTAATGCCTGCGTCAGCGGTCAGGAAGGTAGCCAGCGTGACTTTCACGGACGTATTGCCGGACGCGTACGAGAAGCCGATCCAGACGCGATACTGCACACCCGGCTCCGGAGAAATACCGGTAGCGTAATGGTCGACGGCGTTGTCGTCCTGCGTGATACGGTTGCGATGCGCCCATGTCAGGATGACGTCTTTGCCCTCAGGCTTCGTGTAGTCCATGCCATCCGGGTAAGCGTTGATGCGCTCGTACCAGTGCTTGCCGTTCGCCAGCAGCAGGCCCGGTGGGTACGGACGGATTGGCCGGTATTGCAGCTGGAGCTGGCGCACAGGCACGTCGTTAGTGCTAATCGGCAGGCCATAGCTGTGCGGCACTACCGCGGCTTCCGCGATGTCATTATCGCCGTACAGTCGGTCAGCGGCAGCATGAGCACGGTCAAACAGCCACACCACTGCACCCGCATAGTGGACAGCAGGGATGGTATCGACTGAGCCACGGCCAACGGTCAGGTGCTTGCCGTTAATGCCTTTGACCACCATCAGCTCGTTATCCAGCAGCACGATGTCATTGACCTGCAGGGATCCGGTTGGTACCCCGTCAGTATCGCTGGTGGCGTCCAGCTCGATTTCATTGCCCAGCTGCAGCACGAAACCTTTGAGCACGCCCCATGGTGTCCACGGGCTTGACCCGTTATTGTGCCATGGGGTTTCACCCTGCAGGCGGTCATGGAAGTCGTAACCATCCACAGTACGATCCGACGGTCGAGCGACAAAGCCCAGCATTTGCGAGTGGCTGGTGTCACGGCCATCACGAACGAGGGTGAGGTACGGCGCTTCATACAGGTACGTATCGATCAGCGGGATCAGCTTCGTTGCCTGCGTGCCCTGTTCCGAGAGCATGGCGACCTGCCCGCCAGAGATTTCACCGTCGCCGGACGAGATGTCGGTGTCAGGCTGTGCAACGGCCATCGACTGATACGGTACCTGCGCACCGGTAATGTCGCCGTCAGTACCTGTCTGGATCTCGGTGTCTTCCTCGGTAGTCTGCATCATCAGCGCGGCCACGCTCGCCGTCTGAGGCGGTTTCTTGTGGACGGTAAAGGTCATCGTGTAAAACTCCCACGACTCAATGCCGTCACGCATGGCATCCAGGAACAACGTGCCTGAGGTTGATTCAGGCGTGCCCTCTTCCACTTTGGTGTCGTCAGCGGCCATCTGGTAGGTGTAGACGAACTGCGTCCCGACAATACCGGTTTCGTTGCGCACCTGCACACCGTTGGCATCCACGACACGCACGCGATACGTTGTGCCCGCCTCAGGGCCAATGCTCGGCTGCATGTGGTCTACGAGCTTATCCTGCTGTACAGGACGGTCACGGTGAGCCCAGGTGATAGTACAGAAATCCGGTACCTCGTCAGTGCCGACGTCGGCGCGCAGGTCAAACGAGGAATACCACGGCTGCTGGATCCCGGATGCGATAGTCTGCCACTGCACAAGGCCGGGAGCGTACGGACGGAAGAAGCGCGTGCGGAAGGTCAGCTCGTCGATTGGTGCCTCGTCCTCAGGGAAGCGGCCACCGCGCAGTGTCCACGGGAGGATTTTCACCTCTACGGTTTCGCCCGTCACGTACTTCACGCTATCCGTACCGCCGTTGTCCTCGATCGCCCAGATAAGGTCGCCGCCGAAGTGACGCTTGGGTATGGTGTCCCAGCAGCCACGGGCCACGGTGAGCTTTTTGGTCACGCGGTCAATCGCGTCGATGCGGAGGATTTCGTGCTGGTACCGATTGCCCTCGCCGATCAGGATGGACATGCCGACGTACACCTGCTCGTCGTCATCGAAGTCTTCCCCTTCTTTGGTGTAGTAGAGCGTCGTGTCCAGCGGGCCAATCTGGTTATTCAGCTCGGCGAGAGGCGTGAAGTCGCCACTGCCGTTGACAGCGAAGTTTGCCTGACCCTCAGGCCGTACGTCGAGGTCAAAGCCCATGACAATCGGCGTTGCCTTCTCTGCGTGCGCATGGAAGACGCCCTCTTCGTTTCTGAATGCGTTGAACTCACCGTCCGTCATCTGGCGGGACAGCTCTGCGTACGGAAATTCGTAGATGATGCGACGCCCGATTGCCGGGTCAAAGTTTTGCTCCGGGTGGTCGGGCGGCTGTACGTCGGAGAAAGTATTCAGCTCGGTACCGAAGACGTCCTGCACAGCGGTAATCTTGATCGAGCCGTCTACCTGCCCGGACTCTTCCACGTTGCCCACGCGTACGATGACAGTCTCGATACCGCGGCTCGACGGGTCGCGCAGCTTAAACACATCCCCGGGCTGCATATGCCATAGCCGGCGGTCGACAACCACAGAGAAGCGACGCACGTTCGTCGATGCGGCTTTGAGGTCACGCTGCGCGATGATGTTGCCCAGCTCCGGCGTCGGCAGGCCAGGGTAATCGCGGGTATCGCTGTTAATCGCGCCCTGCGTCTGGATCAGCGCGAGGTTGTGCGAACGCACCTGGAAGTCTTCGTTGGTGACAGGGTTATGGCCAACCACCACGATTTCGTTAATCAGGTTGTAGATAGAGGCGTTGGTCGCTTCTTCAATTTTCAGCAGGCCGGAGTCCGTGTCGACAATCGGCAGCGAGTCGGCGTCGTAGTCATTACGGATCAGCTTGATGGTGAACTTGCCCGTAAACTTGTCGACGTACACCGCACAGCCGATGTGATCGATAACGGTCTGGACGAATGACATCAGCGTATCTTGACGGCCCCAGCGGAGACACAGGCCAAACTTCTCGTCGTAAACCTGGTCAGCTGCGCGTCGCCACGCATCGTCGAGGAAGAGCGAGCGGTCACGCCCCAGCCCCCACGCACGGTTGGTCAGCGCTTCGTAGATGATATGGACAGGGTTCATGGCCACGACGTCGCGGGTGGTGCCATCGCCGTAATATCCGGTCAGCGTGATTTTCGCCTTGTCCGGGTACCAGACCGCGCCATCCCAGCCCTGCAGCACGCGGCGAACGCGGAACTTCCATGCCTTCGGGTACGGGTTCATGGCGCAGATCATGCCGTCGAAAAACGCCGAGACGATACCGCGAAACTCCGGCTGGTCGCCCTGCAGCATGGCGCGCAGCTTAGTGGCCATTGTCTGCGTCGGCCCGCCCATCATTAAGTCGAAGGTGCCGTCGATGCCGCCTTCCCCTTTGGTACCACCGAAGAGGTTTGGCTGATTGATGTTGATTTGCGTATTACCGGTAAGCGAGCCTTGCCACGCCTGCCGATCGCCAACGGTGATTTCGCATACCTCGTCCACCGGGCCACGGCCTAAGCCCATGTGCAGCCCCATGTAGTATTTGAAACCAATCGTTGTATTCTTAGCCTTTCCCATGCGTCTGCTCCCATTCAGCGCGCGCTAACTCCGCGCACTTACGCAAAAAAGGGTTGTCGGATTTCTCGGCGACGCTGCATGGCAGACCGTTCTGGCAAAAGTCCAGCATACTGATCCCCATGCTCGCCGCCTGCAGTCGGACGCCTTTCGCGCAGATATTCAGTGCGCGGGCGTGCCTCATGAAGATACGCGGTTCGTCGTCCATTATTTCTTCGCCTGTTTAGCTTTGACTTTCTTCGTACGGAAATTGCCGTACGCCAGTACCTGCCAGTCGCCCGTCCAGCATTCGCCGAAGAACACGACTTGCGGCGTGCCCTCGTCTACCTGCGGGATGTCGAAGTCTTCGAAGGTCGCGGGCTTCGCCTGTGCCGGCTTCGGCGCGAGTGCGACCTGAATGATGATCGATACGACCAGTGCTGCTAGTGCCCACCACATAAGCTCTCCTTAGAATACCGGGTTGCCGTCAAACGGCGAGTTAGGCGGCATGGACTTGATGCCCCCGTAATTGGCGAGGTTGTTAAATTTCGTTTTGCAGGCATCCACTGTGCGCGGGCATCCCGGGTAAATCTTGATGACCATGCCACCAGCAATGCCTGATACGGTACCGAAGATTGTCAGCGTATTTCCGGTGTGCTGCTCGATCGCACGGCGCTCAACGCCGCGTCTCGGGTCAGTCCATTCGATGAATCCGCCAGCGAACCACTTGTCGCCAAATACTGCCACCCCTGGGACGATAATAGACGAGCCGCCTACTGACTGGATAGTCCCGTCAAACCGGAACTGTTCTTTGTTCACTTTGCAGCAGCTGTCATACAGGGCATACGGACATGAGCGGCTCCACGCCAGGCGCAGGCCGTTTCGTTCGAGGGAAGCGGAAAGGGTGTTGCATTTGAGCACCGCCGACACGGGCGTATTCTCGTTGCACTCCATGACCTCGCCGACGTAGCAGACGGCCGCGTCATCGTCGCCGAAGTGCATGTGACGGATGGTGACGAAGATAGGGTTAATCGGTGGGGTACCGATAAAGAATCCGACAATGGGGGAAGAGATAGGCATCGTGATGTTTAGCGCGTCAACCGATGTATCGCCTGTCTGTTTCACCCCATCATCGGATATTCCCATTGGCTCCCACACAAAGCCACCCATTGACATTCGAGTGGCCGCTGAGGTGTAGCGCCAGTATTGGTCATTGAGGCGAAACTCGTAGAGGTATACGGGTTCGCCGTTGTAGTTCGATGACTCTAAATCGTTGTAGCTCATGCTCGCCTCACTGGATTGGTATCGGCGGTGCGTTCCTTCTTTCAACGATTGCTTTGAATGTCAGGGCCACTTGGCTCGCACCGTCTGCGTCGGTCAGCCTGTTGATCTCAATGGCGTCAATATCGAGTCGGCTTCTCGGCATGTAGCTTATACGACGGACGTTGGCTAAGGGAAGCGACGGTACCGTCTCTGACAAAAATAACCACTCTTCGTCCTCTACCACACGGCTCGAAATAATGGTGTTGAACAGTTTAGTTCCATCGTACAGCTCGATACAGATGTCACGACGGATGGCCTGCTGACTGAGGTTATATTGATTGTAGCCGCTGCGCGCCACAATAATCGCTCCCTGGCTGGCGCTAATGTCGCGGGTCAGGACAAACTCGTCATGGCCGGTGGGCACATGCACTTCCCGCCAGCGTCCCGCCATCTTGTAGATGTTGCACTTGAAGTCGTGCATCGCATCGCGGCCGAAGATTGTGTAGCCGTATTTCTCGTTGGTGGTGGCGGTGGCGCCCGGGTCGACGACGTACACGTTACCGACCTGGTTGTCCCACTGGAAGGCCACGCGGTCAAACGTCAAGTCCATCTGCTCGCGGTAGTTCGGGATCCAGTTGAGCACCGGAAGGTTGGTGCGGCTGTAGATCGGGAACGTCCAGGCGGTAGTGTAGTCGGCGGCTTCCAGCGTATAGAAGCGCAGCTGGAATTGACGAACCGCGTCGGTGAGCTGCGAGCCCCCCAGCTGGTCACGGACTTGCGCCACCCGCACCGGAGAGATAGTCCCGTGCTTCGTGTCCTTCTGGGTACCGTACAGCAGCGTCAGTTTCGTGTCCGTCTTCTCGGCGATGATGTTCAGCTCGTAGTCGAGCTCTCCTTCGCGCCGGATGATCACCACGTCGTTCGCAAAGAACTCGCGGCGGCGGAAGTCGCCAAAGATGTCGATACTGCCCGCGTACACCGGGTCAATCGGCGTCTCGTCCCACCAGAGAGGCACCAGACCGTAGCGCTGCCCGACACCAGTGAGGTAGGAGTCAATCAGGTTGCGGTTATTGCCGAAGCGCGAGAAGGACGCCTCCAGCGAGCGACGCGGGTACTGACGCAGTTTGCGGCGTTGCTCTGCGCCTGACTCGGACTGCAGGACGTCGGTGAGCCACTCCAGGCGTTCCAGCACGCCGGACTGCCAGTCGGGTTTCGGCAGGAAGACCGGATAGCTGAGTCGCACGTCCTCGTTGTATGGCGGCTTCGGCCCCAGTGCGGAATCAGGGATAGGCTTGAGGTCGCCGATGAAGTCATTCGCGCGCGACACCTCCACCACTACGCCGTCTTTGGACAGCTCGTAGCAGATGAAGGATGGCGACCCGCCCGGGACGTTGGTATAGGTCAGGTCGAGCCGGTACGTATCGCTGGTGGCCAAAGTGAAAGTCTGGACGACTGGAGTTACCCAGTCGCCACCATTCGTGCCCGAGGCCACCTGCTGCCCGTTCAATTTCAGGGTACCGGTATCGTCAATGATAAACCGGATTTGATAGTTGCCCGCTGCGAGCTTAATCCACTTCGCCGCATAGTAGGTCGTGTTTGCCTCTGCCGCGGCGTACTGATCCTGCACGTAGATATCGTACGCACCGTTAAGCGTGGCGTAGTGCGTCGGCGAATTGCCGAGCGTATTCGTTTCCTTTAGCGGCCTGAGCCCTGTGAGCGCCATCAGCCTCTCCCGTTAGAACGTTTGCCGACCATCTGCCGGACAGTCGGGGCGTTACGCTGCAGAATCTGCAGTACCGCCTGCTCCCCTTCCGGAGTATTCATTGCCTCCGGTACTTTGGTGCGGTCATCCACCAGCACGAAGCGCATCGAAGACGGTGTGCCCTGACTGCCGGAGGAAGAGCGATTCAGGTTCATGATGTTGTTAGGGTCATCCTTAGACAGCACCTGCTCGCCCTTCTGCAGAATGGCTGGTACCTCGTCAGATTTCAAGCCTGGCAGACCACCGGAGTGGAAGCGTGGGGCATTGGCGAACCAGCCCGCCTGCATCGGACGGTTCTGCATACCGCCTGTGGTGGAGCTGCCAACCATCCCGCCGTTGTGCTTCGCTGCCACGCCGCCCAGTGCCACTGCTGCACCACCGATACCACCGCCAAAGCTCGCCAGCGCGTTCAGCGCCATCTGCTGCAGAATGGCAATGGCGATCTGCTGCAGGAACTTAGCGAAGAACTGCAGTACCGCCACGCCCGCATTCTGGAATGCCTGACCCATGCTCTCCGCGCCAACGCCGACCTGCACCAGCTCGTCCACGATACTGTTCAGCGCTGTGGCCATGCCGTCGAGAACGCCCTGCACGATGGTGGTGTCCATCTTCGTGAAGGTGCCTGTCAGGTCTACCAGCGACGCTTTGGTGGCCGCGATGTTCGCCTGCAGCTCTGCCCACTTCTCTGGCCCCAGCAGCGCCTGCGCCTGAGTGCCGGCCTGTTCCAGCTGCGTCAGCGCGCCTTCGATTGGCCCCTGCGTCTCCTGATTCACTTTGACGACGGCGGCGACCTGCTGGTCTTCGTTGATGACGCCTGCCTGACGTTTCGCATTAATCTCGTCGATGCGTGCCTTACGGATCGCCAGCAGCGAGTTAACCTTGTTCTGCAGGCGCTCTACTTCTTCCAGCTGCATCTTCTCGGTGATGTACTGGTCGTTAATCGCTTTGAGCTGCTCGAAGTTTTGCGCCAGCGCATTGCCCTGGGCACCGCCGAGTTTCTTGGCCTGAGCGATGTACTTGTCCATCTCTGTGCGGGCTTTCTGCACGGCAGCGGCAGTACGCTCGCCCAGCGAGGACGTAGGATCCTGCTCGGTCTGTTTCAGCTGGATAGAGTCACTCAGCTCTTTGTATTTCTGCGTCAGCTTCTCCAGGGCATTAGCGCGCTTGTTGATGCCGGACGAACTGCGCTGAGACGCGTTAAACTCGTCAGTCTCTGCACGCTTACGGGCAGCGATGACCGCTTCCAGCTGCTTGACCAGTTTGGCACCGTCAGCCCCGCCCAGCGCCTTAGCACGCTTCATCTGCGGTGCGAACTCTTCATCCACCAGCGCCAGTCGACCAGGGAGGCTCTTACGCTGCAGCGCCTTCTTGCCCGCCAGCTCCGCTTTCTCCGAGGCTTTGGTCAGCTTGTCAAACTCTTTGGTCAGCGCCATGACCTCGCGGTCGCGCTCCGAGATACCGCCGCCCGGGTCAGTGGTGAACTGGAAGCCCAGCGCGCCGGCCAGATCCGCCTGCAGCATCTTCGCCTTCGTCTCCAGCGTCTTCTTGACCACTTCGGACATCGTGTTGTCGTACTTCTCCACGATTTTGGCATTCATGTCTGCCCATTTCTGGTTGACTTCATCCCAGACCTTCGAGACGTTCTGGAACATGTCTCGGTTTTCTTTGGTCAGGTTGTCGGCAACGCTGAGTGCCCAGTCTGCCAGCTGGTCGCCAACACCCGGGATAAGGCGCAGGACGTCGGCAATCCACTTCGCCAGCTTGTTCAGCGTGTCGGCGAACATGGTGGTGATAGGGCGCAGCACCGCGTACGTCAAATCCTGGATAGCGGCAGTCGGCGTCGCCGCCAGCGCGATAAGCTGGTTGCCCAGGTTCTTGAAGTCCCGCACTACCTCGTCAACGGCTTTGGCGAAGGTCTGCGACTGCTCGTAGAAGATCGCCCCGATGTCGTAGGCCAGCAGCGCCCACCCTACCAGCGGGATGACGCGCACCAGAGCGCCGAGCGCCACGCCCAGCAGTTTCGCAGCACCGGTACCCGTGGTCAGGCGGGCAGCGAAGGTGCCGAGGAAGCCGAGAATGCCATCGCCGATTTGACCCATCTTCACGAACAGCGGGATAAGCTGTTTCAGGCCACCAATCATGCCGCCGAGGAACTGGACGACCTTCAATCCGGCAAAGATCGAGAAAGCGTTAATCAGCAGGTCAACGTTATCGGTACACCAGACAATCGCATCTGCCACCTTAATGAAGGCTTCGCCGATTTCTTTCGCTGCGACTTTCCCGTCAGGGCTGTTCAGGAACTCGGTGATGCGCTGCAGCATGTTCACGTACGCGTCGATGAAGCCGGAGTCGGCCAGCGCCAGTTTGAACATGGTCATGGCGTTCTGGGTACGGGCTTCCATCGCATCCACGCCTTTGGAGGCGGTAGCGACCTGCGCGTCGATCGCCGCGGCGTTGGCGCGGGCAAAGTTAATAACGGCCTGAGAGGAAATCTCGCCGTTCTGCATCGCTTTGAGCAATTCCTGCGTGGTCATGTTCATGCCTTTGGCGAACAGCGCCACCGCACCAGGGAGACGTTCCCCCAGCTGGCCGGTAAGCTCTTCGGCATACACCTGACCTTTTGACAGCATCTGCTGCATCGCACGGAAGATGCCCTGCATGTCGTCGGCGGAGAGGTGGAACACACGACCCGTTTTGGTAATGCTCTCGAAGATGTACTTCGTCTGGGCGAGGCTAAGACCTGTGCTCTTCGCGGCTACCGCAAACGCGGTGTAGCCCTGTGACAAGTCTTTCAGGTTAATACCCAGCTTGTCGGCGAGGCCAATCATGTACTGCCACTCGGAGTTGAGTGCTTCCTGATTGTTGCCCACCACCTGCGAGATTTTAATCATCGCCTGCTGACGGGTTTTGTACGCATCGATCGCGCCGCCCGCCAGGTTGATTGCTCCCTGGAAGCCGACGTACGTGGTGGTCAGCGCCAGCACTTCACCTTTGAGGCGCTGCATAGCGGAGAGCGTCGTACGGCCACTGTCCGTGAAGAAGGAGAATGCCTTCGCACCGTCACGCGCAGCTCCGGCATTACGGCGAAGCGCTTCTGACAGCCCATTTACCGCGCCGATAGTTCGCGTTGTCGTGGTGCGCAGGCGATCTTCTTCCGTCGCCAGGTTGCGGGTGTCCACGCCTGCAGTACGCAACGCGGCCTGTGTCTGCCGAGCTGAGGCGCTGGCGTTACGCATGGCTGCAGACGCCGCATTCAGGCGCTGCTGCGCGGCCTGCATCTGACGGCCTAACCCATCTGTATCAGATTGTGCCGACCGCATTTGCTGGGCCAGCTGTAGCACCTCACGGCGGGCAGTCTGGTACTCAGCACGGGTCTGACGTACAGCGGCGGTTTGCTGCCGGAACTGGTCAATGAGTTTCGCCATGCCCACGGCGGCACGCTGGGCTTCCTGCAGGTCACGCAGTTTCTGTGCTGCGTTCTGTGTCTCTTTACCGGCGGTCGCAATCTCGGTGGCCAAAGAGTCAACCTGCTTCTCCAGACCGGCCAGCGTTGATCGCGCAGCCTGAGCCGGAGAGACGATTGCCTGCAGCTGGTTGGCCAGCCCGGAGTCGGCACCGGACAGGTTCGTCGCTTTGACGACACGGCCCAGTGTCTGCTGACCGCGTGCTGCAGCGATCGCCTCGTCTGCCTGACGGCGCAGCGCATTGACAACCTTATCGATCGCGTATGCCTGCTCTTCCATGCGCAGCTGGGTCTGACGCGCTTCGGCGTCCATCTTGTTGTTCGTGGCGATCGCTTCATCCCACGCCGCGTTGTACTTCTTAACGGCAGCAGGGGATTTCTGGATGATGTTGTCCTGCTGTTCCAGCACGGTGTTGACGCGCCCGACGCTGGCAACGATGGACTGCTGGGTCTTCGCCAGCTCGGAGGTGGAGATGCCGTAACGGTCAAGCTCGGCAGCAGCACGGGTCACGCGCTGGCCGGCCTTATCGTACGACGCAGTGGCGCGCTCCACAGCACGGTTCGCACGGCCCAGCGACGTCTCCAGCTTCTTCGTCACCTTGTCCGTCGAGTCGTACTGCTTCTGCAGCTCCTGCTGTTTGGCGATGGCGCCGTCGAGCTTTGCCTGCTGCTCGGCCAGCGCTGCCGTTTGGCGCTTGTACACTTCAACCAAAGAGTTGAGCTTAAGCAGTGCGGTGCCCGCGCTTTCCAGCTTACGGTAGCTCGCTTCGAGGTCTTTCGTGGTAGCCTCTCCGCGCTCTGCGGCAAGGCGCTGCTGATCCTGCGCTTTAGTCATATCGTTGATAGCAGAGGTGATCTCCTTCAACGTTTTCTGACTGTAATCCCTCGCGCGGATCCTAAGCTCTACATCTTTGGATGAAGTGTTAGCCACCGTTTAGTTTCCTTATCATTTCCTGATAGTGCTTGCCGCCTTTCTTCCCGTTCATCACGGAACCAATGCAAGCCTGCATCAGAGTTGACTGCGTTACGAATGCGGCATTGACACGTCGCATCGCAATGTCTGCCTCCACACCGACCATCGCCAGGGGATAACGGCGGGCGTGGACGTGGCCTTCGGTCAGGAGCAGACTGACCTGCTCCCTGAGTCCGTCATACTGTTCTAAGAGGCGTTCTCTGGTTGTTTTTGGCGCTGCGGGCTTACCTGGTTTATCAGGTCGGACAGCTGCTCTATCAGCTTTTTTACTCCCCCCACCTCTTCGAAGGTTAGCGTACCGATGGCTTTGAGGGCATTAATCTGAACAATCATCGGGAGGCGGCGGGCATTATCCAGCTGCTCCGGTTCGTCACAGGCCAGCGCAATGATGTGTGCCACCAGCCCCGGTGCGTCGGAGATCAGACGGGTCGCATAGCGCGCCATCGCCACGTTGCCGAAGGTCAGCCCCTGGGCTTCACGCTCGTACATTTCGAAGAGGGATTCGAGGTCGTTCATGTGAGTGCGCAGCAGGGCCGAGCAGTCAATGATGGACAGGCCACGGACGGCCAGAGATACGTTTTTTGCTTTAACGGTAATACGTTCGGGTTGGAAATCTGCTAATGACATGGTAGACGCTCCTGTTTGCTAAACATCGCTAATTTAGCACAAAGGCAAGCGCTGAATACAAGAAAAGCGCCCGTAGGCGCTTCGCTTGCTTTCCTTTTGTCTCACGACTAGGCGAAAGTCACCGTTGCCGAGGTCGCAGACTTGCCGCCGTCCAGCGTCGCTGTGACGGTAGCCGTGCCTGCTGCCGTGCGGTTCAGCGCCGTCACCAGCTGGCCGGAGCTGTCCGTTGTGCCTGAGGTCGGCGTCACGGTAGCGCCTGCCACAGTGGTGAGGGTTACTGCCTCGCCCTGTACGGCCATGTTGTTACCATCGCGCACAACGATCGTCACGTTGATTGCAGTACCGGCGGTGCCGCTGGTAGACGCCGGAGTAACGGTGAGGTTACGCTGGGTCGTCGGGTCAGCTTCGACGGTGCTGTCACGGATGTCGATGTACGCGCGCTCGGTAACGCTGTTCAGCTTCATGGCACGGAAGGTGAAGCCCATGACCTGCCAGTCGTCACCTTTGAGTGCATAGTCGCCGTCCGGCTGCAGGGAGACTTTCGGGAAGAAGTAGTCTTTCTGCGTACCAACCGGGTTATCGGAGATGAAGCGCAGCGCACCGTAAATCATGTTCGCTTTGCCGATCACAGTCGTACGTGCCTGAGCGTTGACGTCATACTGCACTGCTGCAGTTTTGCCGCTGCCGATAGCAGACGCGTCCGGCTCGATGTACAGACGGCCCGTTGCCAGGTCAATCTCATAGTTATCGTCCGGCAGCGCAGAGGTGCCAGGGATAGTTGAGATGTCGCCGGATCCGGTAGAGATGGAAGTCCCTGCGTCTGCCACAACGATCTGGAAGTTATCAATGTTACGCACGCCAGTAGGCGTGATGTCATCGGTACCCAGCTGGTAGTAACGGCCCTTCTGCACCAGAGTGATAGTTTCCTTGCGGTCTGTCATCTGGGTCTGCGTCACGACTGTCTTATCACCGAGGAAGAACAGCGCCAGGTTATCAGCGTTGATTTCGTCAGTGGTGAAGTTACCACCCTGCGTGTACTCCAGCAGCACGGACGCGTCCAGGTTGCGCAGACCAGACTCGGAAGAGTAGTGGTCGAGCGTTTCCGTGTCGGCGGTCAACGTCAGCTCCGGAGTGTTACCGAAATACAATTCGCCGCTAACCGGTGTATTCGATCCCTTCTTGAACAGGTTGAAGTAGAGTCGACCACGGCCTACGACGTAGTTCGGTTCGTAATTAGGCATTTAACGCCCTCCCGTATTTGTTAAGTCCGATTTTAAACCTACCAAAACAGGCAGGTAGAAAAACGCCTTGCTTGATACTCCATCCTCCGGTGGCCTTACTACCGGCGCGGCGATGGTCAGCCCTGATATTAACCCACCGAGATGGTAGATGCCCGAAAATTTTGGCTTACCGTTCACGGTGGCAATAATATCCGATAATCGCAGCTCAACGTCTGCTAACAGAGAATAGACTGGATCCGTTGGATTCAACGTATAGTCTTTTACCCATCCCTGCACCAGCAG